CCTCGCATCTGTGTGGGGCATCAAGCAACTCCGTATGGAGGATCTTGAGGACCCTGGCCAGGTGGCTGGAGGCGTTCGGCAGGGGGTGACCCTCTCTGTGAAGCAAACCCTCCCACACAATGCCAAAGTCCTCGAGACTGTATCCACCGGCGAAGTGCCGAGGGATGCCATGCTGATCTACGAGGCAGTCAATAGGGAATACAACCAAGCAGCCTTGACCAACGAGATGAAGGTCGGCCAGCTGCCCCCTCGCCGTGTCCTCGCGACGGAGGTCATCGAGGTCACGCAGTCACAGGCAGTCACCCTGGATGGCCTCATTGGCGATCTCGAGACATGCATAATGAAGCCCCTGCTTCGCAAGTCTTGGTTGACCATCCTCCAGAACGCCGACGACATTCCTGGGTATGCATGGAACAGCATGTTGGACAAGCGCGTCGCTGCCCTGATCATGCGAGCCAGCCCTGAGGAACGGTACAGCCTGTTTGCGGGCAAATCTCAATTCCGCGTTAGCGGATTGTCAGCCACCCTGGCCAGGGCAATGGACTTCCAGAAGTCAATCGCCTTGATGCAGGTTGTAGGCCAGAACCCCATCCTCATGCGGGCGTTCATGACGAAGTACAGCGGTGACAAGCACCTCCGTAAACTCATGCAGTACCTCAACATCAACCCTGATGATATGGAGAAGTCCCCCGACGAGATGGCCCAGAATGAGCAGGAGATGCAGCAAACCGCCCAACTAGGTCAAATGATGAACCCAGGGGCGGGGGGCGCTGGGAATGGTGGACTTGCGGAGCCGGGTGCGGCAGGTAATCAGGGTGCGCCATTGGGAGGCGGCACAGGAGAGGCTGCAGCGGTAAACCAGATCGCCAACCCTCTAACAGGGATACCTGGCAATGCTTGAGGTCAACACAGTCAAACCTAACGAGGCGGTTCCCGCCCGGCTGGTGTTGTTTGGAGTGCCTGACTGGTCCAAAGAAGGCCGAAAGAGGATCGCGAGGTGGCTCAGGAGGCAAGCTGATGACCTGGAGGAGTTCGGGGATCAGTATGCCGAAAGGTTTATCGGCCGCTATATAGCAACGGAGAATGGACCTATGCCAGCTCTTAAGAAGAAGGCCGTCAAGATGACCAAGACAGTCAAGGCCCCTAAGCCAGCCAAGGCTAAGAAAGGGAAGAAAGCAGCATGATAGACCCAGCCCTAAATGCCGCCATCCTGACGGCCATCAACACTCTCCAGGCGGCGTCCCTCATCCCTAGCCCGATGACCAAGGATGCCCTCATTGGAGCCATCCAGGCAGCCAACGCCACGTGTGCGGCGGTCCCCCTGGGGGCAATCGAATGCGAGATGAACCACATCCTCCAAGAGAGGCCTGTGGCATCTGGCGTATACACCAAGCCTGGCTACCTCCAGGCCACCCTGCAAGGTCTAAGCTAATGGGTCAGAACTCCACCGTTAATAGCCATGCGGGTTCCCGCTATGGTAAAGGCGCTCCAGGACCAAAGGATAGTGATATGGGCAAGTCAACTGCCAAAGATGCCACTAATGTGATCAGCAAGCCAGGCTGCAACCCTCCAGAGAGCAGCCCATCCAGCACGAAGCAGAGTAAAAACACCGGGGGTGGTAAGGGCTCCTATGGCAAATAAGGCCTCCGAGCTTATAGAGGAACTCCTCTACAACGCCAACGCCAGCGGTCAAAAGCTGCTGGAACGCCGCCTAGCGGATGTGGCTATCTGGTTCTATAAGAATAAGTCCAGGGTGCCTGTGGACAATCTAGCAGCACGCCAGGCGCTTCTGGAGAAGGCACTCTGGACCCTCCTTGAGACGAATGCTCTCCTCACTGAGCGCATCCATGAGCTGGAGGCTGGCAGACGCGGGGGTGGTCGCCTCTGGATGCCTCGAGGCATGAAAGTCAAGGGAGATGTCCGTGACTACACCTGATGATCAGGAGGGTCGCCTCGAGGCGATCCAGCATGGTAGGGAAGCATCTGCTGTCAAAGGCCTCATCCACCCCTACATAGACAATCGCATCAGCGGGTTGGTTATGCGTATGGCAGTTGCCTACCGATCTAATCAAGCGAACCATGATCTCCTCCTGGGCACGGTAGCCCAGATCGCAGGCTTCATGGACTTGTTATCCGACCTCGAGAGTCACGCTCTCCGAGGTGAAGTAGCTGCTAACAAGGAGATGAACAATGGCTCCCAGATCCCCGGCCAACGAACCAACTGACGACACCCCTCAAGGGTTCCCCGAGCATGGGGATGCCTTCGTAGATGGGGATGAGCCAGAGGTGCCAGTTGGCGACCCACCTCTTGCTCCCCAGCCACCCCAGCCTGACCCTGTCGCTGACCTGCGGCGGGAGAACGAGGAACTGCGGAGGGAGATGCAGGAGGTGAGGAGGATGATCCCTCCTGCCAACAACCCTCCCCCTGAGCCTCCTGTAGATGAATATGCTAGCATCGACTGGGAGAAGGAACTATTCGCCAACCCTGGGGCGACCCTCAAGAAGCATGGCGACATGGTAGCCAGGCAGGTCGAAGGGCGCCTGCGCTCTGAGTATCAGCGCGACCAAGGCACTGCCACGTTCTGGTCCAACTTCTACTCCCAGCACCCGGACCTGAAAGAGGACCATGACCTCGTTGAAGTCACCCTTAATAAGAACCTAGCCGATCTCGCAAACATCCCGGTTGATAAGGCATACGTTCGACTTGCGGAATTGACACGGGATCGCATTATGCGTTATGCAGGGAGTGCCGCGAAGCCACGAAAGCGCCCTAAGGTTGAAGGCGGCCCTGGTCCTCGTGGAGGACAGCCACCTGTGACCGCCCCAGACGAAGGGAATGTCACATCACTCTCTGAACTCCTTCGTGCTAGGAGAGCAAAGCGTCGCGGCACGGCTGCTTAAAGGGGATTGCATAGATGCCTACTTTCACGTGGAACTTCGATGCCCCTACGGGCACATACAAGCAACATACCCTCAGCCGCAAGCTCTATGAGGCCGCTGTCGAGAACTCGGTCTTTGTAGATCATGCCCGCCCAGTCGATGGGTTCGGCAAGAATAAGGGTGAGAACGTCACTCTCACCCGCGTCAAGAATATCACCGAGCCCCTGGATGCCACGCTCGATGAACTAATGCGCATCCCCGAAGACGCCTTCCAGATCAACACCAAGTCGATCACTGTGAAGGAATTGGGTCGGGCAGTGCCCTTCACCTCCCTCAGCATGGACTTGTCCGAGTACGACCTGGACAATCCCATCCAGTCCAAGCTGAGGGACCAAATGCGCCTGGTGTTGGACACCAAGGCGGCTGTGGCGTTCAAGCGGGCATCCGTCAAGTACGTCCCCACCGGCGCGGCCACAAACAACATCACTACCAATGGCACCCCAGGCGCGGCCGCCACTTCCAACATGAACTTCTTCCATACGGAGGAAATTCGCGACTACATGTACGACACCCTCAATGTCCCACCGCTGGAAGGTGACAAGTACATCGGAATATTCAGGACCCTGGGCCTCCGGGGCCTGAAGAGGGACACCAAGTGGGAGGAGTGGCACAAGTACACTGACCCACAAGCTAAATTCACCGGCGAGGTGGGACAGATCGAAGGCATTCGCTTCATCGAGTCCAACCACGCCAGGGCCCTTGGCAAGATCGGCACCTCATCCGTTCTGGGCGAGGGTGTGGTGTTCGGCGAGGACTCAGTCGCTCTCGCGGAAGCCATGTCGCCTGAATTGAGGGCCGCCATCCCTGGTGACTTCGGACGATCCAGGGCAGTTGCCTGGTATGGCATCCTGGAATTCGACATCATCTGGGATACTGGCAACCAGGGTGAAGCCCGCGTTGTCCACGTGTCGAGCACCTAAGAGGGACACACTATGTCATATGATCATGGCCAGCGCGGCATCATGATAGGGGTGCCTGGCACTCCCGTTCCCACACAGACGCCCGCTATCAAGGCGGCCAATACCTGCTTCATCTTTGGGCGGCCAATAGATGTCAGCTTTCTCTGTGCCACCATCACCACAGCTATGACAGTCACAGCCGCGGTGGTGGACTTCATCTACCGTCCTACACCTGGATCCGCTACAGGCCAGGTGGTGCTAGGACGCTTGACATTGCCAGTCACTGGTAGCACCATTGGGCACCAGGTCTACAAGAAGATCACGCCTGTTAGGTGTAATCCTGGCGGCGAGCTTGTTATCGAGTTGATCACTGCATCTACAGCCGGCGCAGCTGCCTTCGGTGTTGTGGAAGGCGCGTCAGCTGAGTTCGCCGCCAACATCGCTGCAATGATCGCATCAGCATGACCCTGGACCTCGGCAAGATACAGGAGTATGCCAAGATCACAGATGGCGGACCTCTCGTCCTAACCAGGGTCCGCCCCTGTACTCGCATCACTCGCCGGGAGGAAGGCGTCGATCCGATCTACGTCTTCATTCAGGGTGGCACCTACTACAGCGAGGACGGCAAGGTCATTCCAACTGGTATGCTCCCCGCCTGGCTTGATGATGAAATCGCCAAGATGACGCCAGCAGCCAGGAAGGAAGTGGGCCTCCAGGACTGGGAACACCCAGGGGACTAAATAGTGGCTGTTCACGTACTCACTACCTATCCTGAAGAAGGTGCTGTTAATGCATCTTGGCCAGCCTTGGCCAACGCTGAGTCAGGTAATCACGCTCAGCTATCTAAATGGCCTACCAAGTCAGTTCACGCAGTAGGTACCTTTGGTGCTGGTGGGTCTGTGGCGATCGAGGGCTCAAACGACGGTACTAACTGGGCTGTTCTACGGGATGGTACTGGGACAGACATAGCCCTAACTGCAGCTACCATCGTGAGGGATATTCTCGAAAACACTCGCTTCATTCGACCCAGAGTAACTGCCGGTGATGGCACTACATCTCTTAACGTCATCATCTCGGGAATGTAGGGCTATGATATATGGGTGTTCTCAGCAATACACGCGAGTTGAAGGAGGATGTACTCTTTCGATCATCTGAGGGCCTGGTTGGCTCCAAGTGGGAAGCTACTGTCGTAAAATACCTCAACCGCTGCTATCGTACCCTGGCCACAGGGGCATCCGAATTCCTCCCTGAGTATGTCGAAGATTGGTGGTGGCTACGCGGTAAGGATGCTCTTAATCTCGAGCCTCCATACACCACAGGCACTGTTGCTCTCACTAACAACTCCACGTCCATCACCTTCAGTCCAGCCCCTGTGGCATCCCAAGCAGGACGGCGACTTGTCATTCCTAATGAGCCTGACAAGCCCCTTGTGTTGACACACACTGCAGGTGTGGGAGCAGCCACGTTGGATGTGGCCTGGACAGGTGACACCAACACAGCGGCTACCTTCAGATCTCTGAAAACCACCTACCAACTGGCTACGACTGTCCAGGTCGTGATGAGCCCCATAATTATCTTCCGCTCCCCTGAACGGATCATTGGTGTCAGCCCAGAACGGATGGATGAACTATATCCCCTGGCCCGCCTGGATTACGGCATCCCTCAGGCCTTCGCTCTCGAGACGGAGGAGAGCGTCCGCTTTAGTCATGGAGGGCACCCTGAGGGTGACTACATGCGAGTTGAATATAGGTATAGGCCGAAGGTTGTAGATCTGGTGGACACCTCTGGTTCTATCCCCCTCGTCCCTGCACAGTGGATGCACCTCTTGGCCGACATGGCCCTGACCTACGTCCTGTTCGATAAGAATGATGATAGGAGCAACGCAGCGGCGCTAGCTGCCCGCACAGGCCTGGCGGCCATGATTAAGGAGAACAGGCGCCGCCTCGTCAAGATGGACACGTTGGCTGGCAAGATCATGCCCCGGCCGCGCAGTGGCAGTAGCGGAGCTCAGCCTCCAGCATGAGCTATCGCGGCCTAACCATCCCCTTGCCTGTAGGCCAGCAGGGCTTCACAGGTACGGAGAACCCCTCCCAAGCAGGGCCAGGCCATCTCCTATACACGGATGGTGCCGAGCTGGATGCTGGCATCATTAGGAAGGAGGGCGGGGCGACTAAGTTCAACGCATCCGCACTGACTGTCGCTGCAGTTCCCGCTGCGATATTGGCCGGCATAAACTGGTCTCCCCTAACGGGGGTGTTCAGGGATGTGGTATTCCTGGACGGAGGCACCGTCCTGAAGGACTCCGGTGCTGGTACATTCCCCACAACTATGGCATCAGGTCTGGTTACCAACAGGGACCCTCCGCCGTTGTTTGTTCTTGGGGGAGGGGAGTCAGTTGGATCATCTCGTCGCTTGTTCCTATTCAGCGCCGGCAATCAGGTACAGACAGTTGCTGCAGATGGAGGGGCCCTGGCAGCTATATCCGCACCCGCCGCTGATTGGACTGGCGCAGGCAACTTCCCTATCTTCGGTGCCCTGCATGGCTTCCGATTATGGGGAGGCGGCAATGCATCTGACCCACATCGCCTTTATTACAGTACCCTAACCAGTCATCAAGACTTCACAGGGGCGGGCTCAGGACAGATAGCGATCTTCCCCGGAGAGGGTGAACGGATCGTCGGAGCCATCTCGTTCCGTGGTGCGCTGGTGGTATGGAAGTACCCTCACGGTATATACATAGTCAACACCTCTGATCCCACTCCAGCAAATTGGTCGGTTGTGCCCCTGACCAGGGCGGTTGGCGGCCTCAATCAGCAGGGTATCATGCAGATTGAGAATGACGTCCTATACATGGACGCCATCGGCAGCACCCACTCCCTTAGCTCCACCAACGAGTTCGGCGACTTCACCACCAGCGACATTGGCGAGGCTGATAAGATCGCCAACTTCATGCGCAGGTCAGTGAACCTGAGTAAGATGCGCAGGGTGTCCGCCTTGTGGTATGCCAAGAAGCAGCAGGCATGGTTCGCCCTACCCCTCATAGGCGGGGACAACAATAACCTGAGATTTATCACTGTCTTTGAGGGAGCACCTCAACCAGATCAGGCACCCGTCCATGTCTCGTAGGGATGTGTGTCTCAGCTTGTGGCTACGTCCTGACATCAATGGAGTGCCCTCCCCTGCAATGGGAGATGATGCTGGCTTTGTGTGGCTCATGGATCAGGAGCTGCGAAACAAAGATGGTGTAGGATACCCCGTCACGTTCGAGACAGCCAACACTGACTTTGGTTTCTTCGATCAACAGATCGCCACCAGGATGAAGGCAGGGCAGTTCCTTGAGCTGGCCTTCGAGCCTCGTGGGGCATGGGACTTGACAGTTGAAGTGTTCTGGGACGATACCCTGACGGACACAATACTGTTCAACATGGGATCTGGAGGTGCAACTCTAGGAGGCTTCATCCTCGATACTGATACCCTGGCATCCACATCTGTTAGGTCATCACGAACGAAGATGGAGGGCAGTGGCCGTCGGCTGAAGCTGGTTGCAGAGAACGCTGGCCTTAATCAAGACGTCAGTATGTCTGCCTTCTATGTAGGTCTCACCTTGATGGATGAGAGGACGGGAGAGTGATGTATAAGTTCGTCAAGGCCCCTACCTTCGTCCGCAAGGATGAGCAAGGCACTCTCCGTGAGCTGATGTGCAAGATGTGCGGCACTGTCATAGCGGGCTTCACTGAGCGTATTGTTGGATACGAGATGGATAGGGCTGGGAACAAGGTCAAGGTGGTATCCCGACAGTTCACTCGCTTCCATAACTACACTGAGTTGAAGATCGCATTCTCAGATGGCTCCTTCCATGTAACTAACGGCTGCAGTGCTTGCCTATCCATGTCTCTGCCTCCGGCAGCACTGGATGAGCTGCACAGAGCAGATCAAGAAGAGAGCCCAGATGGCTACACAGAGAGGGAACGCGAGAGGGCTGATCCTACTGCCGTAGCTGTC